ACATAAAAGCGTTAGCTAAAGAACTAGAAGTACCTATTATTGCCTTGTCTCAGTTAAGTAGAAGGGTTGAGGAAAGGGCTGATAAGATACCACAGCTTTCTGACCTTAGAGAATCAGGATCAATAGAACAAGATGCTGACATAGTAGTAATGCTTATGAGACCAGAATACTATGAAATGCAAGAGTCAGTAGAGATTAAGGGTAAAGAATACCATCCTAATGGGCTTGTCATCTGTAAGGTAGAAAAGAACAGACATGGCATCACAACAAACATTCCTTTAAGATTTATAGGAGAAACAATAACAATACAAAACCATAACCAATAACTATGAAAACAGCAATGCAAGAATTTATTGAAAAAAACTTTTACATTGACGCTTCTGGAGAGTACCAATTTAATTGGGCAGAAAATTCAATAATGACTGATGAACTTAATGAAGCACTTATAAAAGAAAAAATTCATTTACAAATGGCTTATAATGATGGAAGAACTAATGGGTTATTGAAATTAAAAAAAAATTCAGAAGAGTATTATAATCTAACATATAAACAAAACAATTAAGCTATGATACAAACAAGTTTTATTTCACAAGGGTGGGAATGTCCTAAGTGTAAAAGAGTTTATTCTCCAACGACAAATATGTGTAGTCATTGTCCTGAATATACTCAAGGATATACATCTACTGGAACTACATTAACCGTTAGTTCAACTACTTATAGTCATGCATTTGAATCTGATAAAAAAAGTTCATCTAAAACAAAATGTAAAATTTGTGGATTAGAAAAATGGCAACATCCAAATATTTCTTACACTTAATCAAAACAAATAACTATGGAAAATAATTACGAATATGAAGGGAGCATAAAAATAAGCCCTGAATACTCAAATCCTTCTTTTTATTTTTACGACTCTGAAACAAAAGAACCAATAATGGTTATTAAAAAAGGCAAGTTTATATGGAAAGGGGAGGAAATTGAAGATGTACATGATATTTACAAAAGATTTAATGAATGGATGAAAAACCAAAACAAATAATATGGAAGAGCAATACATAGTTATGCGTGATGCCGTCATTAAGATTAAAATGACTAGACAAGCTAACGAAAAAGACTTAATGGATACTTTAGAAAAAGTAAGTAACATAATACACAAATACGATGGAAAGACCGAATCCGAGCAACTACCGAAACAAAAGAAAGTTCGAGATAGACCTAGCAAAATATGAGGATGGTACATATAATGCACTAAGGCTATTTGCTAAGAATACTAAGATAATGGTCATCACAGACCTAAAAGCCTTACAAAGAGGTTATATATGGTTGGAGTATGAGAGAGATGGTAAGCCATCAGGTATAGCAGATATGAGAGTAGAGTTCTTTGCAATTAACTTAGATGTTAGACATAGAATATACTTTATGAGAGCAGATTTACTACGTCAAAAAGCTCGTAGATACTTTAAGATTAGTAAGCTAAAATACAAGGATAAAGTACGATTTGTGAAGATGCATATGACTGAGTTCATCCGTTACGATTAAATATATTAATAATATATTGTAATTTTGGTTCATGGCATACATGACAGCAAGTGGTTTAACCAAGATGATGCTAGAATATTTAAAGAGCAGAGGTAATGATGTTTGGAGGAATAATAATCTAGCAGTTAAGGGTAGATCATTCATAGGAAGGAAAGGAGTACCTGATGTGATTGGTTACTCTAAAAAGTATGGTCAGTTTATAGCTTGTGAAGTAAAAGCTATAGGTGATAGAATAAGCCCTGACCAGATGAGTTTCCTTACTAACTTAGCAATAGCAGGAGGTATTGCAATGATATGTCAGCAGGTTAGAGATGAATCAATAATTGTAAAAATATTTAATAACGATGGCGAAAGCAAAGACTACGAGTTCCAACAAGGTGAGCTTCGGCAAAAGGCGTGAAGGTAAAGCTCAAAAAAGAAGAGGACCTAAAGACAAAAATGTAAAAAAATATAACCGACAAGGGCGATGAAAAATACTTGTGCTAAAAGAAAATATAAATGCAAATGTGGTGCAATTACAGAGTGCTATGTTTGGCAAAGTGATTTAGAAAAGCATAACTTAAAATGTAATAAATGTAGCGAGTTAATAGGTTATGACCACATGATTAAAGAGGTTAAACCACAGTTAACATCAATTAGAACAGACACAAAAAACCGATAATATGGAAAATATAGAATTAGAAAACAAAGAACTAAAAGCACCTAAAGTAACTAAAAAGCAAAAAGAATTTGTTTCAGAGGAAACTATTGTTACTTTTGAGGAGATATTAAAAGACTATGCTATTGAATTAAAGTATAGACCTTTTATAAAGAAATTAGTTAACGAATACAGAAAGAATGGATAATTTAGATTCAGTAGTTTCATCAGTAATAGAGAAGTATAAAGATAGAGCAAACATAGGCTTTACTAAATACGGAACTAACTTAGATAGAAGCGACTTAAACACTAAGGATTGGGTTGAGCATTTACAACAAGAACTTATGGATGCAGTCCTTTACTTAGAGAAGCTAAAACAGGAACTAAAGAAAAGTATTTAATCATAAAACAAATAACATGGCAACAACAAAAAATGAAGATTTCTTAGGCAGATGCCAAACAATGAAATCAGCTTATGGTTCTTTTAAGAAAGTATCATTTGGACCAGATGACTTAAAGAAAATGAACGAATGGGCTAAAGACAACAAAGGTTGGGTTAACATCCTAATCAAGACTAAAAAGACAACGTCTCCAGATCAATCAGATTTCTATGTAACAATGGATACATGGAAGCCAGATGGAGGTAATTACAAAAAAGACTTACCATTCTAGTATGAAGTTACTTATACAAATGTTTTTAAACATTGTAGCATTATTGATAGTGCTATATTTACCATTTGCTTTTATAGTAAATGAGTTTAATCCTTTAGAATGGAATATATACATCAGAGCATTATATGTGCTTAGTTATGTAGCTGTAATAACATTCGGATTAGAACAATACAAAAAGAAATAATTTGTGTTTTGTAGTTTATAGTTTAAAGTGAAAGGGTAGTAGAAATACTACCTTTTTTTATGCAATAAAAAAGCCCTATAGAAATAGGGCTCGTACATGCAATAAAAATCAAAGTCAAATTAAAGAAACTATATGTGTAAAATTAATAAGCCTATTTGATTCCACCAAATAAAAATGCTCCTTTTTTAAGGGAGCACTTTAACCATAATCCAACACAACATGAGAGCATCTTATTGACTACGATTGGTTTTATCGTAGAACTTAGTTAATACTGATCCGTAGAGAACGCTTTGTAGTCTATTTACAAAGCTATCCATAGACTCATCCAAATGGAAATAGTCCTCAGATTGCATATAGATGAAACACCTTTCAGCGTCTTCATCGTCAGGTACTACACTCTCTACTAAATGAACATTGATATACGAGTCTACTGGTTCGTAGCTTTCCTCGTACTCATAGCTGTCATCCTCCGTAAGTTGTGTTATGTGCATTAACATTTAGTACACTATTTTTAAGTACAGTTAGTCTTAGCTCCCTAATAATCAATTGCAATTTTGCTTCCAAATACTGCTTCTCTTTCATTAACTCGGCAATCTTAACATCTGCTTCTCTACTCATACAAATTTACGTTTTAATTATTTTAGATAAAAAAGTGCATACCTAATTGATTATCAATTAAATACGCACTCTAGTTTTTAGAACTACTGCCTTATTTCGTCTTGGGTAGTCTTATTATTTTACTACCTAAAGGCATCGGAACAAATATAGCAATTCTTCCACCATCTAAAACCACTCCACAACCTAATGTTGGTCGTTTGGGGAAAGGTTTAGAATACTCCATTGCGTAGGCATTAATATCGATTCCACAGCCTACATTCATACCGAATATCATGTCTTTATCTGAACTACTATATAGTACACCACCAAAGCTATGGATATGACCTATAACGGTAGATTGTCTAGCATCCCTTGCTCTATTGATGGCACCTGCCTGTCCTGAGCTACCTGTACCATGAGTGTATAGAACACCATCTATTTCCCATTCTAAAGCCCATTTCCAGCCTTTAGGAGCATCCCAAGCATCTTCATAGGATTTAATAAATCGGTTCGGTAATCCAGTCGTTTGAGCCTTACGCTTA